TCCTAAGAAGTATGGGTTGATTGCCGCACCGAGTTATAAGATTCTGAATCAGTCTACCCTTCCGAAGTTCTTTGAGGAGTTTCCTCACTTCCGTAGGTTTTATAAGGAGCAAAAATCGGAAATTCAGTTACCTACTGGTGGGATTGTGTTTATCAGGAGTATGGATAACCCTTTGGGGATTGAGGGAATGACGATTGATTATGCGTGGTTGGATGAGGCTGGGCAGATGCCTCAGATGGCTTGGACTGTTATTAGGAGTAGAACCAGTACGACGAAAGGTAGAGTGTTAATCACTACTACTCCGTATAATATGGGGTGGTTATATCAGCACTTTTATACTCCCTGGAAAAATAAAAAAGATAAAGATCTGACGGTTGTCTCTTGGGCTAGTACTGATTCTCCCTATTTCCCGGAAGAGTTTTATAACAAGGAGATGGCGCGACTAAGACCTGAAGAGTTTGATCGTCGCTATCGTGGAGAGTTTGCCCGGATGCAGGGTTTGGTTTACGAGTTGAAGGACTGGCATAAGATTCCCCAGAAGAGCTTGAAACCGGATACGGTGATTGGGGGGATTGACTGGGGGTATACTAATCCTGCCGCTCTAGTTGTTATTAAGATTGAGGGTGATAAGTATTATATTGTTGACGAGTGGTATCAGACTGGGAAGACTACTCCAGAGATTATTGAGGCGGCTATGGAGCTTCAGGAAAAGCATCGAGTGTCTAGGTGGTATGCCGATAGTGCCAATCCAGAAAAGGTTACGGAAGCTGCGACTAATACTGGGTTGTATGTCGTACCTTACAAGAAGAGTAGGGACGCTATCTCTGCAGGAATCAGTATGGTGCAGCAACTTTTAAATGAATCAAGACTCTTTGTTTTTAGAAGGTGTAGCAATTCGATTGCCGAGTTTGAGACTTATCATTATCCGGAGGGTGATGAGTTGAACACCAAAGAGAAGCCAGTAGAAAAAGATAATCACATTATGGATTCGATTCGGTATGCTATTCATGGCTTTACCCCAGCGAAGCGTTATCCCAGAACTCCCTCAAAGGTCAATCCAATAAGTACTTTATTATCGAGAAAGCCACATGAACTCAATCGATCGCAGCAGGGCTTTACCTCCCAGTTTGAGTAAGCACCTGTTAAAGGTCTTAAATGATCTGAAGGTGGGTGAAGAAATAAAAATAAAACTCTCTGGTTCTGGGAAAAAATTAATAATTCTTACTAATAAAAAAATCTACGAAGAATTTAACTTGCTTGACATAGAGTAGGTTATGTTAAACTAAAGGAAATGTTTAATTTATTTGGACAACTTACTACTGAGCTCAATGATTTTTATAATACTCGTGTTCATCTTGGAGGAGATCAAACCGGACTTGATTACCAGACTGGATATGCTACCCGTCCTTTAAGTCGCCGAAGTCGTAGTTATTCTTATTCTCAGTCTGACACTTTAAATTTAATTGACTTGTACTACAATTCTAAGTTTGTTACTGGGCCGTTGGACTCGGAAGGACAGCGAAAAGTATTTCTCAACATCTGCCAATTCCGGTCTGATGTGGGGTCAAAGATGGTTGATTTGGACACCAAGGATTTTATCTTTGTGCCAACAGAGAACTCTTCTCAATGGCCAGCTTGGTTCCTTTCCAAGGAGTTTAAGCAGTGGGCTAAAGATAAAAAATTCGGAAAGTTAATTAACGAGGTGGTTAATGATTATCCAAAGTATGGCAGCGTAGTTGTTAAAGTTGTAGGGGATGATTTGTTTAGAGTTCCGCTCAACAAGTTGATCAACACTCAGGACGCAGAGTCTTTGCAGACCGCTGACTATGTGATTGAAAAACATATCTACACTTATCAGCAGTTGAAGAACGAAGCTAAAGCTAGAGGCTGGGATATGAATGGAATCCAAGTTACACCTCAAAACTACAATCAAAAAATAACAGTTTACGAACGGTATGCAGATGTTCCGGAAAGCATGGTCAAAGAGAATGGCGATCCAGACAAGATGGTTAAGGCTGTATCTATAATGACTTACTACCCTTCTAACACGAAGACTAACCCAGAGATGACTGGCAATCTTTTGTTTATCAAACAAATCAAAGAACTCCCCTATCGAGAAGTTCACTGGCGTCGCCAAGATGGCCGATGGTTAGGAGTAGGGGAAATAGAAAATCAATTCGAAAACCAACTCTCCAGAAATGTTTTGGCTAACCTTCGAAGAAGAGCTTTGCTCTGGAGTTCTAAAAAAATATTCCAATCCACTGATGATGGTATTGCGAAGAACATTATCCGAGATGTTAAGGACGGTGATGTGTTGAGAGTTGCACCGAACGGTGGAGTCTCACAAGTTGATATGACTACCAGAACATTGGCTGAATTTAATGCGGACGAGAAAGTCTGGGAGGAAAACTCCAACCAGAAAGCTTTCACTTTTGAAATAACGACGGGAGAAAGTTTGCCGTCGGGTACTCCTTTCCGATTAGGAGTAATGATGTCTCAAGCTGTTCGATCTTACTTTGAATTGAAGCGAGAGAATCTCGGCTTCTTCTTCAAGGAATTAATTGGAGACTTTGTTATTCCAACTTTTAAAAAACAATCTAAAGCTCATACTGTAAATATTTTCGGCAACGAAGCCGGCATCGAAGATCTGCGCACGGCTATGACTACGATGTATACCAACATGGCAATCAAGGAAGAGATATTAAACAATGGGTTTCTTCCTAATCCTGATCTCATTAGAGCTGAGGTTGCAGCTGTAATTAATAGCCGACCATATCTTTTTGTGGATATTCCTGACCAGTTTTATGACGATCTTAAATACCGGGTAGACATTATTATCACAGGAGAACAGATGGATGTACTGGCGAAGATTGAAACTTTCAAATCCCTACTACAAGTTATTGCCGCCAATCCTAATATTCTTCTGGATCCAAATGCTAGAGAAATCCTGAAAAGAATCATGGGATTAACAGGAGAGAGTCTGGAGTCTTTGGTTGGGCGAATAGCTCCACCTGCTCCAGGCATTCCACCTCCTGCACAACCAATCGCTCCTGGAAGATTACCCATTAGAGGAAGAGGGGTAAGAGGAGCTAGACCACTCGAAGAAAGATTGAGTGTCCAGAGTGCTACTGAAGAAACAGTATTATGAAAATAGATTTTACAGATAAGGAACGCCGAGCTATGGAGTATCTTGCTCGAAGTAGAAATTACAAAGTCTGGAAATCAATATATGAAAAGATGATCGCCGACTTAGTGGACATCCGAAATATCGAGGGGGTCAAAAATTTAGATGTGGAAGCAGCGGGAAGGAAAAGAGCTGCGGAGATAATCGAGAAGGAATTGCTATATAGGCTTAAGTCGCTTTCGCAAGAGTATGAAGCGAGTGATCCTAATGAATATTCCTAAAGGTCGTAAACTAAAACAATAAATTATATTATGCCAAAAGTAACAGTTACTGGCGGAGGTAGACATTTTCCTTACACCGACGCTGGTAGAAGAGCAGCCAAAGCTCACGTTGCAAGTCTTAAAAAGCAAGGTTACAACGCTAGACTAGATGAATCACTAGGTATGCGAAAAGGAAAGGAAGCGGGAAAGAAGATGAGCATGAAAGGAAGAAGAGATGTAAGCAAAGGCGTTCGTAAGGCTTACGGCAAAAGACCCTACAAGGTAGGAACAATGAAATAAAATGGCAGAAAAAAAGTGGATCCAGAGAGCAATCAAACGTCCAGGAGCATTAAGAAAAAAAATGGGAATCAAGCCTGGAAAGGACATTCCCGGTTCTAGACTAACAGGTCTTATTGCTAAGCTTGAAAAACAGCGCAAGGGCGGAAAATTACCTGCATCAAAACTACGCACTTTGAGACAGGCACTCCTCGCGAGAACCTTAAAGAAAATGAAGTAATGGTTCTATATGAGTTCAGGTGTATACAAGACAAGACGTATTCATTCCTGTTTTTACCTGAACTCCAATAGGTCCGTTAGGATCTAAAGGTCGGAGAAGGAAAACTCTTAAACCATTAAAGAAGCCAAACTTAAAAAATATGGCCGACGAAAGTCTTGAGGTGCAGGGAACCTCTGAAACACCTGCCGGTAATGACCCTACCGTAGAAGATGCCTCCGCTCAGGAAGGCGCTTCATCTGATGAGCTCTTACAAAAAAATCAACGATTATACGCAAGAGCTAAACAAGCTGAGGAAAATGAAAGAAAAATGAAGGATGAGCTTGCTGCTTTTAGGACTACGCAAGAACAGTCCACCCCGACACCGACAGAAGCCCCCTCGGCGCCTAGTAACTTAAACACGTTAGCAGAAGCCAAAGACTATGCTCGTTTGATAGCTCGCGGCTATTCCGAAGAAGAAATCGGTTTTCTTGAAAGGAATAGAAGTGGGAAAGAGAGTATACTCGATACAGCTAAAGATGACTTTGTAAAAGTTGCAATTGAAGGTATGCGGGAAAAAGCCAAGGTCGCGCAGGCGACTCCGGCTCCGACGAATAGAAGTACTGCAGTAGATGCAAAACCTCTTGAGAAAATGACGAAGGAAGAAAAATCCCAGAAATTTTCTTTCGATTCGTGGAAAGCGAACAAACGACAGACAGGAGCTTAAGCTGGATTAACAAGTTAAAATGGCAATTACAAGTGATCCGTGGGACGCAACTGAGCTGGCGGCGTATATTAGTGAAACCTGGACTGACATGGTCATTCCGGAATATTTCTCTAAAGCCGTCGCCTCAAACTTCTTCACAGACCTATCAGAATATGCTGACGAAGGAAGCGACATTTTCCATGTTCCATCTGTATTCACAAATGCTTTTACAGTTCAATCTCAATCAACTGGTGGTACTGAGGTAACAACCGAGGCTCCAGCAGCTGAAGACAAGACTGTAACTGTAGACACACACAAGTACATCGCAACCTTGCTACCTTATCTACAACAGGTACAAGTAGCTTCGAAGTACAATCTAAGTGAAATCTACAACCAAAAGGCTGGTGGTACTTTGATGGAAGATTTTGAAAGTGCAATTCTTTCTCTAGCAACTAGCTTGTCTACCAATACTATTGGTGACACCGCTACTGTTCTTTCTGATGCTGAAGTGCGACAAGCAATTGAAAAATTAGCTACCGCTGACTTCCCTCTTGAAGAATGTGCTTGGTTCGTAGCTCCATTCACCTATTGGGTGCAGCTATTAGCTGTTCAGAAGTATTACGATGCTTCTCAGACTGGTTGGGCACAATCTCCAACCGTTACCGGAAACTTTGGTCCTGCAGCACGAGCAACTGGCCGAATGGGAACTCTATACGGAATTCCTCTATTCACCAGCTCTCAAATTACTAGCGCTTTGCAGACTGACCGAAACGTCTTGGCTCACAAGACAACTTGGGGATTTGCGCATCAAACCCCAGGAGGTAAGCAGGTTAGAGTTCAAGCTCAAAACTGGCTTGGCAACCTCGGCATCCTAACTGTTTGGGACACCATCTACGGTGTAGCTGAACTAAACGATGCTGCTGGTGTGTTGGTAAACTCCAACAACAGCTTTATCGGCTCATAGTAGCTGATAGCAGAAAGATCCCCTTGCGGGGTCTTTTTGTTTGTTAGATAATATAAACATGGCAAGAATATACTGGTTCCAACGAAAAAGTGACAAGGAATACATTCCAATCGAAGGAGAGAAGCATGCCGGTATTATTTTTCACAGAAAAGGATTTGGAAATAAATTCTTATATATTGGATGGTCTACTGGAGAAGCTTACAAGAAGGCCATTGCTATTCGACCTAAAATTAAAAAGGAGAGCGATGAGCATATCAAAGTAATGCAAGAAGGTTATGATGAAGCAACCAAGAAAGTTATTTATGATGGCTTTGGAGCTGAGCTAGAAGCAGCTAAAGCCAATGAAGACAAAACTCCCCCACGCAAATTTACAGTGATGACACTGGAAGGTCGAATACATGAT